CGTGGCGGTAGACAACTGTCCCAGCTCGCCACGGAGGCGGGCCAGTGCATCGGTCATCAAGTTCTGAATAGAACTACCAGCCCTGGTTTGGGCTGACAGTGATTCAATTGATGAAATATGGCCGCGTAATGACTGCTCGGACTGCCTAGATGCGGAAGCGTTTCTAATTAACGCTTTTGCTTGTGCTTCAACTTCCGCAGTCGCACCCGCCGCGACTTGCTTGAGATTTTTTATATCAGCGACAAGTAGGGCATGTGCCTTGCTACCGTGTTGCGCGTTAGCCGCCAGCCCCTCAAGGGCTGAAATCATTCCTCTTATGGATTGATCGGTTTGACCGATCGCAGCACCTGTTTCAAGAATTTGTGTGCGAACAGAATCGACCGCATGATCAGTCAGTGACGCCGCCTTGGTCAGGTCACGAAAAGACCCCTTGAGACGATTAAATGCCTCATCGCCAATCAAACGAGTAATAATGTCAATTCGTTTGATTTGCGGTGCCATTTAACCGTCCTTTGCTTTGTTTAATTCTGGTAGTGCTGCCAGCTCCATGATCTGGAGGCTTTCAAAGGCTTCGGCGTGATCCCCTACAGAGTATAGGTCAAAAAACTGGAACACTACTTCATATTTTAATCCATGATAAATTACTCCGCCCATTCCGGCAGAAATGTTCCACTGTGTCTGCAATCTTACAAATAAATTAAATACTTCCCAGTTTTCGTCTAAAACTTCAAAATCTTTGTCTGCAATAATTTCTTCGTCAGGGATGACAATACCCAAAACACTTGCATCATCAGCAGCGCTTTTTCCATTGTCACCCCCACCGTTTTTAGCCCACAGGATTGCAGCTTCCTGTAAGTTTATTTTTTTGGTGCGCCCTCAAAAGTGGCTCCGTAAGACTTGATAACGCCCAGGACCCAGTAACGATCTTCGATAAACGCTTTCAGGTTTTCTTCGTTGAACTCGATTGGGGTTCCATCTTCCTCCTCCATGCCTTCCCAGCCGGCCAAAAGCCGCTGCATGTAAGCAAGATCATTGCCACTGTTGGTCAGTTCGTCATATTCAGAACGACTGAGCGTGTTGAAAATTGCAGTAAATTCACAAAGCTCAAAACTGCCATTATCAATAGGATATTCAATTTTGGCGGGCCATTTGAATGTGCCACGCTTACGACGAACAAATGCCATGAAGAAAACGGCTGGAACAATGCCACGGTAGCACTATTCCAGCCGCAATGGTTCAGGAGAAAATCAGGACCGCCTCATCGTTACCGGCAGTGGTCGGAACTGCGGTGTATGGAATTGAAAGATGTGCAATTCCATTTGCGTCCTGATAAGTCGGATCGGCAATGTCGATAGTTGACGAAATCATTGTGACAATGTTCGCCACAGTGTTTCCGTGCATAAACCTGAGATCGCCAAAAGCGCCGTCTGTGATTGCAGCAGTGAAATAATCTTTCTGTGCAATCGTCGGTGCTTCGATGACGACAGTGCCATTTGCGCGACGATCCGTAATTAGGACTATCTTGGCACAATTGACAAGCTCCCGATAGATCAGGGTGTTGCCAATGTCAAAACTAAGCGACTGAAGGCAGCTGGTAAACGAAAGAAGGGAAAAGGCGTTTGTGTTTCCAGACTTGAAAACAAGCGGCTTCGACTGCAGGGTATAAGTGGCGGTGGGAAGTGCGGTGTCAGTCGGGGGATTGTAAATGCCGGTCATCGTAAAATTGATGACAGGAATTTGACCGACTTCACCGCTCAGGCTGAACGTACCCCTACAACCTGTCGCACGATGTAAAACACCGTCCATATTGTAGTAAATTGTAATCGCCTCAAAACCAGTGCTAACAGGCTTGTAGGCAACGTTTGCGCCAATTGAATAAACACTGGTTGCGCCAGCAGTTACGTCAACGCCACTAACGCTTGCAAATGTTGCAACTTTTGTGGAGCCAACGTAACCAGTAATCATTGCAACGGTGCCAGAGCCAGCGCCGCCAGTGATTGAAAGGACCTGACCTTTGTAAAAATCATTGACTGCACTGGCGCCAGCAGCAAGCGTGATGGTGTTCAATCCGCCAGCGGTTGCCGTACCGGAAACGGCCGTAGCCGTGATGGTTTCAGACATGCCACAGGCCCGGAGCACGGAGCCGAACCGGGGGGCCGTGCCGGCGGTGCCACTACCGGCCAACTCGACCTGGAAGGTGCATTCGACCCGAGTATTGGCCAGGAGTTGCTCAGAGGCCCCCAGGTAGGGCCTTACCAGATCGCGGCTGACCGTCTCACTCTGCAGGGGAATGATATTCAGATCTCGAACCAACAGAGCGTCGCTTCCCGCTGGGCTTGAATCCGTCCCGTAAGTTGTCTCCAGTTTTACCTGGATCAGGCGTTTGCGCATTAACAACGGCATTTGATTCCCCTGGAATTGGTTGGAATAATTCTGTCCGCTGAATCAGCGTGACCTTTCCCGTTTCTGGATTGAGCGAATAAGATCCGCCTTGGCCATCGTACGGGTTTGCAGTAGTCATCCTAGAGGACTCCAGTTGAAAGATCAGTGATGTTGGTACGGTACGTCACCATAAAATAAACGTCAACAACTGCAATTGGTTGATCACCTTCGGAAAAGCGCCATTTATGTTTTATTGGCTGTATGTCAATAAGTAAATTTTTAAGAGCGCCGGATAAATATGAGTTCAAAATTCGACTGTGAACGTCAGCAAGAATTGGATCTGCAACCTCATCTGGAATTTGGCCGCGAACACCAATTGAGATTCGGATCTTGCCCTGCCAATCTAATTTGGCTGTAGTGCGTTCGTTATCCTGATCGGATTCTTCTGGCTCAATATAAATAAAAGGTGTTTCAGCACGGGAAGCCGCTTCAAATCTTGAGCGGTAAATGTTGGATCCTACTTTTACAGTTCCAATCAGATCGGATTTGATTGTCGCTAAAATTTGATTGAAAATTGTTGTCATACTGGAGGGGCGGAAATTAACTCATCACCGCTGACGTACCAAATCCTGGCGCGTGCATTCACGGCGGAGCGGTCGAACAATTTCACCCCCATAGGGCCGATGTAGCCAGGCGGTTCGCCCTCAAGGCTGAGAGCAGACCACTCCATGCCGGGGATCAGGCTCAGGATGTGCGTCCGCTCGAAAATTGTGCCAGCTTGGGGTAGGCCAGCGGTCAGCATGGCGGCTACGGCATCGGTCGCGGCGATGTTGACGTGGTGGCCATTGATTGTGGTCTCGCCGCGCTGAATGGTGCCAATCTCATCGATATGCACCCCAGGGGCTGGGATCAATCTGTCACCATCCAGCGTGGCTAATGGGGTGCCATCTGGGAATGGTTGCGAGGTGATACCCTGCCGGAAGCAGTCTTGATCAGGACACCAGCAAAGCACCTCAATAATCATCACATCAATCCCCGGATGGTGGTGATCTGATCGGCTGAATAGGTGCCAGGTAGCACCATGATTCGATCGATTGTGTATCCGGTGTTCAGGGTCAGGGTGCCGGCCGACAGGGTTGCGCAGCCGGCGGGTTTCTCGATCAGGGTGACGTTGGTAGTTGGCAGGCCGGTCATGCTGGCAGCGTCAGCGAACCGGGTTGCGGTTGCGCCGGTAGTTGGGACGTATGAAGATACGTAATCGGTTTCAAATTGCGCGCCAAACACGTCAACCGTAATAGATGAAAAGGTGCCGCCGACTGGCCTAGTATCATTGCCAATAAATAAAGCAACGTTTCCAGATTTAGCTCCAATAAGCGTTTTAGCAAAACTATATCGCTGCCATTCGCCTGTAATGGGTGGCCTTTCAAAGGCGTGTCCACCCGTTGGCGGTGCGGAGTTTGATGATTCAACATATAGACCTACGTCACTAGCCCCGGAAACTCTTTTTATCCAAACTGAAAAGGCGGCAATGGTTACAGTTGATAGCAATAGCGTCGTTGTTGCCTGCATAGATGAATAAGAATTAACGGCCGTGGCGTTTTGAATGACTAATCTGTTAACAGTGCCAGTGCTTCCATTTGGTAAGGTTCCGGTGTAAGTCGATCTAGTGGGCAGTGAAGCAAGATTGGAAACCCCAGACCAGAAGCTACCAAAGTCCTCGCTACCGCGGTTGTAATTAGTCGCCTGCCCCTCAAACAACAACCCCCGCCGCGTCAGCGACACGGGGTCAAAATCAAACCGCGCAACGTTTGTGCCAGCAGTTTGCAGTAACCCGTTACTGCCAATAAACGTTCCGTTGCCGGAACGGGTCGTCGTCAGTGATCCGCCAACACTGCCGTAATTGGTTAGGCTGCCTTGCAACCTGAACTGGTAATCAACCAGCGCCGATGGTTGGATAAAACTTAAAATGTCCGGCTGAAACAAAAATAATGGCTTCATCAATACGATTCCGTAACTTGAGCAGTTCCGTTCGCAGATTCCCAAATTGCATAAACAGTTCCAACAATAAATGGATACTCAGACGCGGAAATTGATGCCGCCTGATTAGCCGGAAATTTAATTCTTGCGTTTGCGGCAGTTACCGGCGTGGTGGTTCCAATTCGCAGCACCGACGTACTGTCATTCACGATTAACGTGTTTTTTCTGCCAGTCCTTGCCGAAAGCAGGGTAACAGTTGTTGCGGAGGACGCAACGCTAATTAAAGCGTCTGTCCCTGGAAGTGATGGTGTTTTCGAGTCAATCGAACTGCTGACTCCGGCCTGAAGATCGATCATCGACAAACTCCAATTGAAACTTTGATCGTGGGAGTGCCAGATGCAATGGAAATAACATTGGCTCTGACAAATTTAACGGGAGCCTGTGTGTAATAGGCTTCGGTTGTATTTGTAGAAATTGTAATATCAGCGTTTGAAGTGCTTAGATTGAAAAAAGAACCAGCTGCATTTGTAAGACTTCCCTCAAGACGAACAACTACCGCACCAGTAACGCCGGAACTGGTAACGGAAAAATAAATATGAGGACCCGAAGTGGAAATAACTTCAGAGGTTCCGCTTGCGGTCAAGTCCGCAAGCGTATAAACCTCCGTATTTGGAACCGTGCCAATTGTGACCGGCATAAAAAAACCGCAGTGAGCCTATCCTACAGCAATCGCAACCATTGTCGCCCTTTTTACGGTTATGTCGTGAATTAAGCTAAAATTTGCAAAATGCAATGACACTTCCTGACCAGCGCTCAAAGGAACCATCCATTTTGCGTGAAGCTCGGCATCTGCCGTACTTGAACTTGCAACACCTCTAAATTCAGATTCTGCAATAGAAATTCCGTTTTTGGCCAATCGAACTCCAAGAATATGATTGTTTCCAGCGGAGCAATTTGCTGAGACTGAAACATCAAAGATTCTACTTGCCGTTGTATTGTTTTTTAACGCAAAAAGACTTGTCGTTCCCCTGACCACTCCAGAAGAATTTGCACTATCAAGTGTTCCCGTCATCGTGGAAACTTGATATGTTGACTGAGCCGCGATTGGATTAACAGCATTAGTAATTATAGATATTTGGCCGCGAACTGTATCAAGATTTGCAGCGGTGTCGTACGAGAGACTGTTCCACGCCGTTACGCCATTGCCAACTTTTCTTTTTCTGGTATCAACTTCATATCCCTCACGACCATCTTCAAGAATATAGTTACTCGCTGTCCACTCTGCTGCCGTCATTCGATATAGGCGAAGAATAGCGAAATCAGTCATGGCTCTCCGCCGTCAAGATCATTTCCATCCAGTATATCAACAGTTGACGTTCCACCGTCGTAATCAGCAATTAACTGTGGAACGTTTGATGGTGTGTATCCGCCTGG